TCTTCTGATTTCAATACACATCTTAAGATGCGATGGGTGGATACGTGGCTAGCGAAGTGGATGTCAGGCAACAAAGAATCAACACTTTGGCAAGATACTATTGCTACTCGTGATATGTGGCTCGATTTCTGTACTCAGGGTACCTGGAATATACCAATAGATCAGAGTGCTTTTGATCATCATGTGACTCGTGATATGGTATTAGGTATGCTAACGGAGATTAAATTATTAATTGAGGGACGTGCTACTGGAGATCCAGCCATTATAGTGGATCTTTTGTTGGCCATGGACACATTAATCCATTCTATGTTAAATACTGAAATATTGTATACCAATCCAATTACTAAAGTCGAAGTAATTCTCAAATACTATTCAGGAATATTGAGTGGCTGGCAGTGGACTGCCTTTCTCGATACTCTAGCTAACATAGCTCAAAAAAACTTGGCAAAGCGACACCTGTTAGAAGATGGTATTTCAGTAACTTTTTTGAGTTTCAATGCACAAGGGGATGATCAGTTTACAAGATTTGAATGGTTATACGAGGGTATACTATATTGGTTGACTTTAACCTCTGCTGGCTATGATATTCATCCATCAAAAAACTTTTTTTCTACAAAACACAACGAATATTTACGCAAGTATAGTACCGAGCTCGGAATAAATGGCTACCCTGCAAGAATGATTAATAAATTAATGTGGCTATATCCCGGCAAACAAGAAGTTGTAAATACACAATCACTTTTAAATAATATATATTCTAGGTGGGATAAACTTCGTGAACGATGTTTTTCAACCTGGTCAGTATTTAAGAAATTTTTATTCATGGATTATCGTGGTGCTAAACTAAATAAAGAAGTAGTTTTGCGCTTTCTAGGTGCTCACAAAGTGAATGGCGGCAAACAGGTATCATTTGTGCCGTCCAATAATTTTATATTAAATACAATTCCGGGTACATGGCAGTATCATATTGACATACATGGTAAGGGTTACCAACAGTTCCAAGAAATATTTGGTGTAGGCCAAATTAGAGAAATGGACGACTGGTTTCTCCAAGCCATTCAAATGCCAGATGTAATTGACCACACCGAGATTAAACCGAAACCGACCTTAGATATTATAGAGGGTACAGAAATAGTTCCAATAGAATTTGCTCTCACTAATGATTTAGAACCAATATCAAAGCCGCAAATAATACCAGGTTGGCAATATAATGAAATATTTTCAAATTCAAACGATATAATGACAAAACTTTTTCCAACGATTGAATCATTTGTTCAACATACGAATGCACCAAAGAGTTGGGTATATGATTTTGTTCTGGGAAAGTTAAAGGTAGTTACACCAAATGTAACCAATTTCTCAGAGGAAGGAGTTTCATTAGCCTTTAAGGAGTATGAAAATAGTATATTTAGTGCAATGTATCAGAAGCGACCAGCCCAGGATAAATGGAAACGTTTACAAGCAGGATTAGCACAATCATTGCCATTGTTAATAGCTAAGGATAAAAGATATCCACCGTATTTTTATGTATAAATGTATTTTAACAGTTATTAAATGTATGCGAGTTTAAAGGATTTAAACCAATCTAAAGAAGTTTTTTTGTTTTTTATAAATTTATTTATAAAAAAACACTAAAAAAAAAACTATCTTTTTTGGTAATTAAGCGTAACGAAAGG